TTATGGACATATGGTGGTTTCTCTGAGAACATTAAACGTGCTTATAAAGTACTAGGTGATGAATGGAGACTGGCAAAGGCTAAACCTGAGGAAGCTATGATGCGTGGTCGTGCAGACTTACGTCAAGCTAAGATGGAAGACTTTGATGCTATGGAAGCGATGATAGAAACTTGGACGAAAGAAGGTGCTCATGGTAAAGTAGCAATGTGGAACGTTGCCAAAGGTTTGACATGGTATAACAACAACCCATTCGTAAGATGGGGTACAAATGCTATGTATGCTATTGACGGATTCACTGGTTCTCTTATGGCTAGTGGTAGTGCTAGAGCTAAGGCTTACGCACAGTTGATGGAAGAAACCAATGGAGGCTTTAGTAAGTCTGCTTTCAATAAACTACAACAAAATTTATATGATGAAGCCTTTGATCCTTCAGGTGTACTGAAAGATAAAGCTGCTAAAAATGCTACTCAAGAAATTGCTTTACAAACTGATAGCGAATTAGCTAACAGATTGAATAAGTTTATTGAGAAAGTACCAGCTGCTAGACCTTTATTTATGTTTCCTAGAACTGGTCTGAATGCTTTGAATGTTTCATGGACTTTTACACCCGGATCTAGCTTATTACCTATCTACACTAAAGCTCGTAAGGTACTCTCTGCTCAAAATATTGGAGAGATGACTGAAGCTTTAGCTGAACATGGTCTTGAATACAGTGATGAGGCATTCGCTACACTTAAATCTGAATACATTGGTCGTCAGATAATGGGTGGTGCAGTAGTCACAGCTGCTGGATTATGGGCATTGGAAGGTAATTTAGTTGGTAATGGACCTCATAGTGCTGGTGAGCGTAAAAGATTAGTACAAATGGGTCAAGAATTCAATGTTATTAAGAACCCAATCACAGGTTCATGGCATAGTTTTAAAGGATTTGAACCATTTGATACTCTACTAAATACAGTAGGAGATCTAGTTTACTATTCTAATAGGATAGATCAATCTATTACTGAACAAATGTATCAGAAACTAGCGTTCTCTATCAGTATGAACGTAGCTAACAAGACATTCCTTAATGGATTTGAACCTCTTGTGTCTATGTTCTCTGGTGATGAAGGTGCATTCAAACGGTTTATTGTAAACCAAGGTGATGCTATGATCCCCGGTGCTCCATCTGGTATCAGAAGTATACTTAACAATGCTGTAACACCACAGTTGAAAGACGTAGAGAATGATTGGGGTGCTTTAATTAGAAACAAATGGAAGTTCTTAGAGCGTAGTGGTACTGAAGAAGATGGTTTACAAGATCAATTAGATATCTATGATGGTAAACCTATAAGATTCCAAGAACCTATGACCGCTGCAGTTAATGCATTCATGCCTTTTGGTAAGTCTAATGGTGGTATGGAACCTTGGAGACAATGGTTAATAGCTACTGGATGGGATAGTCAACCAGCAATGGAAAAGAATCCTATTACTGGTGAACTCTTATCAACTCAAGATAGGTATAAAGTCAGTAACTGGATAGCTAAAAACATGGATCTTAAAGGTCAAATACAAGATATGATGAACGCTCCAGATGGTTTTTGGACCAAAAAATTAAAGGAGTATAAGAAAGCTAGAGGCTTAAAAAAACAATCTGACTTTGCTTTAAAAGAATTAGTAACACATCAAGAACTTACAAGGATTCATAGAGAAGCTATGAAATTTGCTTGCTCTTACCTCGAAAGACACCTCGAAGAATACTCTGAAATAGGTAGACAAAATAAGATGATTAAGAATGCTTTAAGGAGAGGTGATATACCTGCAGCCTTACAAGCAGATAAATATAAACAGGACATTAAAAACATCCTAGATTTCTAATAAGTAATGGCAACAACTGAAAATTTTGCAGACGGAAACGGAACTAAATCCGAATTTCCTTTCACATTCCCATATTTAAAGGAGACTGACATTAAAGTCAGTGTCAGTGGTACCGTTAAAACTGTAGATACCCACTATACCCTACATAACGCTACTACTATCAAATTTACATCAGGTAATATACCACCAACTGGTACTAATACTGTCAGAATTTATCGAGAAACTGATGACTCAAAGGCTGCTGCTACATTTTACGCAGGTTCAGCTATTAGAGCTGGAGACTTAAACGACAATACAAGTCAAACTTTATATGCAGTACAAGAGATTAATAATAAATCTGATACTGCATTAACCAATTCACGTGTTGATAATGGAGATGGTACTTACACAAGTGCTATTTCCAAAGCAAATACTGCTACATCTACTGCTAATACAGCTAGTACTAATGCTAGTAATGCTGTAACTACAGCTAATAATGCTAGTACTAGTGCATCTGGTGCTGTAACTACAGCTAATAATGCCAGTACTACTGCAGCTAGTGCTGTAACTACAGCTAATAATGCAGCATCAAATGCTAGTACTGCTCTTAGTGCGGCTAATGCTGCGTGGCAATCAGGTGCTGAAACTATAGATAGTACTGAAACTTGGCATACATCTGATGACACAAAAATAGCTACTACCAAAGCTATTCAAGGTCAGTTAGCTTTGAAACAAAATGCTGATGCTGAGTTAACAGAACTTGCAACTATGAGTTCTGGTACTGCATCTGCATTAGCTGATCTAACTCAAGCTGAAGTTCAGATATTAGATGGTGCTACAGTAACTAAAGATGAATTAAATATACTTGATGGCGTTACTGCGTCAGCAGCTGAATTAAATAAAACAGATGGTTTAACATCTACACCTGCAGAACTTAATATACTTGATGGTGCTACAGCTAATACATCTGAAATTAATAAATTAGATGGTGTTACTGCTAGTACTGCAGAGCTTAATATAGTTACAGGTAAAACTTTTAAAGATTCTAGTGGAACTCTAAATACAACAAGTGACACAGAGATACCTTCTTCAAAGGTTATTGCTGCTCACGTTGCTAGTTCTCAAACAGCTATTGGTGGTTTTGTAACCATTGCTGATGAGGTCAGCTTTCCTAATACTCAACCTGCTAATGGAGTTGTTGTTAGTATTAACAATGCAGCTGGTTTAGTAGTTAACGGTTCTGGTGTTAGTACTTCTGCTAAAAGAGCAGATAATACAACAGTTACTATTAACGGTTTCCCTAGTTCTCTTAATAGTGAGACACTAGCAGCTGGTGTTGGTCTAGTAGTTACATCTACATCTACTGCTAATACATATACTTACCACAAACTATTAGCTTCTGAAACAGATGTTAAGCAATTAAGCGATGATATAAATGATTTTAATGCTAGATACCGTATAGCTAGTTCAGCACCATCATCTAATAATGATGACGGTGACCTATGGTTTGATACATCTGGTAATAAGATGAAAGTCTACAATGCTACAGGATCATCTTGGGATGACGTAGCCTCTGTTGGACAGTTCTTTATTAATACTATCTCTAGTTCTTCAGGAACAGGTGGTGGTAGTGCAACATTTAATGGCAGTGCTTATAGGTTTACATTAAGTAACCCAGCTACAGGTGGTGCGTCACAGTTATTAGTCAGTGTCAATGGAGTCCTTCAAAAGCCTAATGGTGGGTCATCCCAACCCTCTGAGGGATTTGCAATCTCTGGCAATGATATCATTTTTTCTGCCGCCCCTGCTAGTGGTAGCGATTACTTTATCGTCACGCAAGGATCGTCAGTAAGTATTGGTACACCTAGTGCTAACTCAGTTAACTCTAGTCACATCATTGATGGAAGTATTGTTGATGGTGACATATCAAGTAGTGCTGCAATTTCGGAAGGCAAGTTAGATATACATAACGCACCAGCTACAGGTAAATACCTTAAGTACACATCCAATGGAATGGAGTGGTCTGATGGTGCATCTGAAGGTACTGATGTTAAATCAACAGGCGAATCAGGTACTACTAAATTCTTAAGAACAGATGGAGATGGAACGTCTTCATGGCAAGTACCACCTAGTTATACACACCCTAATCATAGTGGTGAAGTAACTTCCTCTGCTGATGGAGCACAAACTATTGCTAGTAATGTAGTTGATGAAGATAATTTAAAAATAAGTAACTCTGGTACGAACGGTCAATACTTACAAAAACAGTCTGGCAATACAGGTGGTTTAACTTGGGCTGACGTAGCTGCTGGTTCTACACCTGTAGTAATTACAGCAGATAGAACAGCTGTATCTGGAGATTTAGTAGTGGTTAATGGTAATAATTTAACAGTAACACTACCAGCAAGTCCTAGTGTCGGGAATTATGTAGAAGTAAGAGTACTAGGAAGTCAATATTGTACTGTTGCTCGCAATAGTTCAAATATAGAATCTACAGCATCAAATTTTTATGTAGATACTTTTGACGGATACACAAAATTAATTTTCGCAGATGCCACACGTGGCTGGCTCGTTGCAAACTAACAATTAACAATTATGAGATTATCAGATTATAGTCAGTCAGGCGGTCGTGGCCTGTATAGAAGAGATCGTAGGTTATTCGATCAAAGAGGTACTTACACATTTACTATCCCAGATGGTGTAACTAAAATATGGGCATTCTGTATGGGTGCTGGAGGTGGTGCTAATACCACTGGTGGAGCAAATAATAATCTTTTCGGTATGCTCGGAGGAGGTAAAGGCGGAGGATATGCAAGTGGTTTAATTTCTGGATTAACTCCCGGTGGTACATTAACTATTACTGTAGGTTCTGGTGGAGTAGGTCAGTACCGAGCAACTGCAGCTACAGGTGGAGGTAACTCAACCGTAGTAGGAGGTTCTACTACTTACTTACAAGGCAACGGCGGCGGTGCTGGTATGTCAAGTGTTGTTACTTCAGATCCCGGAAACCAAAAAGGTCAAGGTGGTGCTGCTTCTACAAATAGTGTTACAGATGCTTATACAGCAGCTGGAGGTGGTTCAGGTAGTTGGATGGCAGGTATTGATGGGCAAGGTGGTATAGATGCAGACGAGCAATCTATAGTAACTGGTGGAGGTGCTTCTGGAAGTCCTTTTGGAACTGGAATGGGCGGTGGTAAATCCGTGAAAGTTTCTAAAACAGGTACAGGTGGAGGCGGTTGGACTCAAAGAGATTACCCGCATACAGATTGGATTGTAAGTAGCAGTAGTAACTATCGTAACGATAGACAAGGAATCCCCGGATATGGCTCTCATCATCCTCCAAAACTTTTATATAATAGTTATAGATTTAACACCTCTCAACTGCTTGGTGGTAAGGGTAGAACTGCTAAAGGTGGCATGACTTTCAATGCAACTGGGTTTTCAAGCTCAATAAACTATAATAATAGTTATTATGGCAATGATTTAGATCTTAATTTTGGTTCTTCTTGGTTTGGTGAAAAAAGTTACTTTGAGGTAATTAATGGTGAAGACAATAATCCAAACTGGTGGTTCCCTTGGGAAATTGATGGAGGCGGCGGAGGCGGCAGCCGAGTAGATGATAATTCTGCCAGATTTTGCCGTGCTGGTGATGCCGGACCCGGTGGTGGCGGAGGTGGTATATTTGGAGATTTCTCACAATGGGCACAAGCAATAGGTGGTGATGGCGGCTTCGGCGGCGGAGGCGGTGGTGCATGGGCTGAGTTAGGTAGTATTAATAGTTTAGGTGCAGCAATAGGTGGTAGAGGAGGTAACGGCGGCGGCGGAGGTGCAGCGAAAGGCCGTATAGAAAGTAGTAAGTATATGCCAATGGGCGGCGACGGTGGTGATGGTGCTATTGGAATTTACTGGTAACTAATTATGGCATTAACACAAATAAGTACAGGCGGTGTCAAAGACGATGCCGTCACTGCTGGTAAGATTCCAGCAAACGCAGTTGGTTCTAGTGAAATAGCTGATGACGCAGTAGATCAAGGTGCTATAGCTGATGAGGCTGTAGACGAAGCTAGACTACAGATAAGTAACGCTGGTTCTAATGGACAGTTCCTACAGAAACAATCAGGTAATACTGGTGGGTTGACGTGGGCTGCGGCTAATGAATATACCCACCCTAACCACTCAGGAGAAGTAACATCTACAGCGGATGGTGCTCAAGTAATTGCAAGTAATATTGTAGATGAAGATAATTTAAAGATCAGCAATGCTGGTACAAATGGTCAGTACCTACAGAAACAGTCTGGTAATACAGGAGGTTTAACTTGGGCTGATGTAACTATTCCTCCGTCAGGTAACACCGTTGAGCTAGTGGCAGACGGTGCTATTGCTGCTGGTAAAGCAGTTCAACTAAAAACGAATGGCAAGATAGAAGAAATAAAAGAAACTGTTGCAGAATCGAATATAGCTGCAAAAGTTGACAATAACGGAATTGAAGATACCACTACTGGCCAGAACTATTTAGCTTATGATCCTACTAATAGATATGTACTACATACTTGGCAGTCAAATGAATCTGGTGTTGAATATAGTAACTATAGACTTTATACAATAAATGCTAATGGGGCAACTATGTCATCCTCAGGTAGTGATCAAAGACTTGTTTCTAGCTCTGCCAGCAGTCAACCACAACATGTAAGATGTGGGTTTGATACTAACAGGGGGAAGTTTTTAATTATTAACGGAAAAGATAGAAGTTCGTCTAACCAAAAAACAAGTTATGTAGGAACTGTTAGCGGTACTAGTGTTACTTGGAGTAATAAAACTGTTTTCGACACGAACACAACCGAAACAAATAAACTGGAATTAGTTTATGACACAACTAATAACATGTTTATTGCATTTTACGCTTATTACAATTCAGGACTTAACTGTAATGCCGGAACAATGAATAGTAGTGGTGAAATGACATGGGCAGGAGCTCAAACAGTTCAATCTGGTAGCTTTAATGCTATTGAAGTAATAAGTGCAGCTTATGATTCAACTACCAATAGAATAGTTACTATTTGGAGACTCGAGAATGGTTCCGCCAGAAGCGGCCATATGAAAGTAGGTCGAAAATCTACAAGTGATAATACTATTACTTGGGGAGATTCAAGTGAATGGCATGGACAGGATTGGGATTTAGCTGGCCTTGCTTGTGGCAATGGTAAAGTTGTTGTTGTATTTAACGATAAAAATGACAGTAGAAAACTTAAGTATAAAGTTGGAACATTATCTAGCAGCGATAATACTGTTAGTTGGGGAAGCACTACAGCTACTGGACTTACAGATCATTGTTTTAATGTAGATCTTTGCTATCAGCCTAATATTGATAAATTCCTCATAAGTTATACGGTATCACCAAACGGAACAACTGAACAAAATGGAGACGATAGTAAGATAGCAAAAGGTGAAGTCTCAGGAACTAGTATGACATGGTCAAACGCTACTACATACGATGGTAATTCAAATAGAGGATTAAATATAATTCCTTTAGGAGGAACTCTTGGTTCAAGTTTTGCTGCCTTTGCTCATACAGGACTGGCGGCTAACGATAGCACTAAAAATAAATTTTATATCCAGCACGCAGCTACTGCAACGTCTAACCAATATGAAGGCGGTAAAAGATTTATAGGTTTTACACCTTCAGCAATTAGTGATGGAGCTGCAGGAACAGTGAATACGGATGGCAATACTATTGATAATCAATCTGGTTTAACTGCTGGAACTAGATACTATGTACAAGATAGTGGAGCATTAGGAACAGGTACATCAAGTGGAAGTGGTGTGACTCTTAGAGGAGGAGGATTAGCACTTTCAGCTTCTAAAGTACTTATAAGATATAAAGACGAATAAATGGAAATCCCATCCATAAGATCTAAGCTACCAACTTCAGATGCTCTAGAATTTAAAGATATGATTTTAGAGCCTCCTACTGCTAGTATGCCAGTGTTTCCTCCTATTGTAATACCTCCGGGTAATATAAAAGCTCCAGCTGGAGTAGAGTTAGAGGAACCACCAGCGGAAAAAGAAGAAACTGCAACTACTGAACAACCAACTCTTAGAGTACCTGTTGTTAAAATAGATCTACCCTTGCCGAGTGCACAAGTCGTAGCTACTGCTACCTATGCAGCTGTTGCAGCTGTAGCCACTACCACCTTAGCTACGCCTTTATTCGATAAATTAAAGAAACAAATCCAAAAGTTCCTACAGAAAAAAGTAGATAAATGGAAGGAAAACCGCCAGAAGAAAAAGAAAAGGGACTCCTCGGTAAGCTGAAGGATGCAGCAGAGGATCAAGAACATCAGATACAAATCTTAGGTACATTCGTTAGACTTGGCGTTGTCGTCTGGTCTGGATTCATCATTACGATGAACTACGTAGAAATACCTATGGTTAAAAAATCAGGTAATTCTGATATCACGTTCGTTGCTAGTGTATTTACTGGAGCACTGGCGACCTTTGGCCTTACTACAGGCAACAATAAAAAACAAGGTCCAGTAAATTGTCCTATGGCTAAGAAAAAAGAAGGATGAAGAAATGGCTTTTACTCTTCTTACTGGCATCACCCACGGTAGCGAGAGCAGAAATTGTAACCCCAAACTTTACGCAGGG